ATAACGCAATCACCATTAGTAATGTAATTTAATTCCATTTATTTCACCTATCCTTTCAGTGACAAATATTCTTTTAGTGATAAAGCCATACAATCAGCAGCATGTTTTTGTGCTGCTCTTTTGCTTTTGCTAAAACTTCCCCAAACTGGAATCCAGGGAAAACCAACTTTGTGTGCATACCATAAACCTGATTTTTCATCTTTACTGACTGTATAAATTCTTTTCATCATCTGCACCTTCTTTCTTCGGAAGCGGAAGCAATGCCCATTTGGTTGCTCTGTGGACTGCTTTATCACTCCAACCATTACCAAGCCACAAGAATGTTCTGTAACTACAAGCTGCCTGTGAAAACAATGAAGGGATTTCAGCAACTATCCAAACCTTTTCTTCACCAAAGTTCGGGGGTGAACCATTTTTCCATTCGATATTCATTTGAAGCACCTTCCTGTCTTTTTATCTTTTATTTCAATTCGGTTCAAAAGTTCAAAACCACTTTCATTTATGATGAACTTCAAGACCTTAATCAGAAAATTGACTCTGTTTTCAAGTGCTGTATCTTCCTTGATAATCGGCTTCAAGGCTTCATATGCTGTTGGGTCAGGACATCCGCTTGCATTGAACTTTGGATTCTTATTCATGACGGTCACCATCCTTTGCAGCAACCATCAATGCCATTATAGTCACACCAACTAATGCACCGCCTATGAAACAAAGTATGTATCCCACACCTGTCACCGCCCCTTCAACATATAATGTCATCAAAGACCACTGGAATCAGTTTTTTCAATTCAGCGAGAAGCGGTCTTGTGACTTCTTTCATCTGTGGATGTGCTGCACCAGTTGCATCTGCTGCTCTTAATTTGAAGAAGTGTCGCCATTCACGCAAATTGCAGGTCATCACAACTTCTGTTTTCAAACTATTTGGAAGAACAGACCTTGCTTCTTGTGGTGTGCATCCCCAGTCAAGTAAATCAAAATATGCTTTTTCTGCTTGTCTGCAAGCAATTTCCCATGTTCCAAAACCTGCTGAATGTTCATCAAGAAAGCAAGGTTTGATTACGGTGATTTCACCGCCAAAGCCTTCTTTGCTGTAATTACAATACCTGGTTGATTCCTGTGCAAAAGAAGCAATTCTATGTCTAACCAGTTCATGACTGATGCCCCTATCAACAATAAACTTTACTGTGAATGAACAATGTTCAAGCATTGCTTCATGTCCTTTTTTAATAAGACCTGCAACAAATTTTGCAGCGGATTCTTCTGTGATTTTATCCTCTGACTTATAGCAGACCCTGCCACATTGTTCAATTCTTTTCAATATAGTTGCACCATCAATCGGTGTGATGATTTCATATCCTGCATTGATTATCTTCATTTCTGACCATCCTTTCTGAATTCGTTCAATTCGGGTTTATTTTCACAAGTCCATATGCAACAAAGTAAATTCCAGGCAAATGCTCTGTCATGGGGTTCATCTCTGTCACCCCTTAACCATTTCAAGTAGTGCCTGATTGCTGAATCAATATAGCAGTGTGCAGGGATGCCTTTTCGCCAGTTGTTATCACCATATTTCTTTGCACCTGCTTCAAAGTGAACTGATACTTCAAGCAGCATATCAGCAAGCTTTTTTCCTTTGCTGTCATGCTTATATATTCTTGAAAACTCTTTCAGGGCATTAAACAAATAGTTGATATCACCAGTGCTTTTGAACTCATGTATCAGTTTCAATTCCTTTGACCCTATAAGTTCAGCAACTACACCCAGGGGAAGAAGGTCACATCTGCCTTTACCTTCATGAATATCCCTGACTGCACCAGTAGGAAATTGCCTTCTGTTTCCACTGTCTTTGATAGCAGGAATCTTTTCACATTTGATGCAAACCTGCCTTCCTTCGGGTACATATTTACCGCACATTAAACATCTATCTTCTGACATTACTGTTCACCATCCTTTCATTGCTTTGGAACAAAGACCCTGTATGTCTTGTTTCCAACCCTTTTAATGGTAACTTGCATGTTCAAAATTCTGTTGATTTGCTTTGAAAATTCTATATTTGACATAGGTTGCAAGTTGTTTGCAAGGCAATATTCCTGATATCGCTTGTAAACTTCACTTGTCGGTTCATTCTCAATCTTGAAGTCATCACTTAATTCAATTTCTTTGATGAATCCAAGAACAGGGTTGTTACTTTCTTCATATTCTTCAAGTTCTTTTTGAACTTTTTCAGATTCACTGAACTTCTTGGTTTCAAGTATCCTTTTCAGACCTTTCAGACCAAGTTGAATCAGATATTCCATTGATTCCTGTGACCGCAAAGCATCACCAATATGTGGGTTATAATCAGGGTCATCTGAACTGAACTTTGCATCAAAAGGAATAATGACCAATCGCCTTAATATTGCAGCAGAATCCCTGCCTTTACCCATCCTTGGAATGTTGTTTGCAGAAAAGAATAGCTTCACATAAGGTTCAAATTCAAATTTGGGTTGACCTTTTTGTTCAGCGTCAATGGTTTCACCAGTGACTATCTTCTTGAATATTGAAGCATCCATGATGAATTCATCTGATATGTCATCACCTATATTGGCAAGCTTACCGAATAGCATTACTGTGCTGAATCTGTCACCAAGCTTTTTCAAGTCCAAGGATGAAACATTGTGCTTTCCAAGCATGTGCTTCAACATGTTCAGATAAGTTGATTTTCCGTTGCTTCCTGTACCAGTCAAAATGAATGCTTTGCCAAGTTCATTCCTTCTGAACATACAGAACCCTGCTGCTTCTTCAAGTAATGCCCTGATATTTGGGTCATTGCAAGCAATTTTATCAAGGGTCTTGTCTGTAAGTTCACAGTAAGCATGTGGGTTATAATCCCATTCAATTCTGTTTGTAATTACAATGTCAGGTGAAAAAGGAATGAAGCTGTCATCTTTAATGTTCAGAATGCCATTTCTGAAAGCAATCATGTGAGCAGGGGAAGCAGGTGTGTTTTCACGAATCATAATGTCCAGGTAAGAAAGCACTTCTGTTCTTTTTGACCTGTTCAATTGTGGTATGTGCTTAATCATTTCTGCTTCAATTTCTGCCTGTCCGCTGATATAAATTCCATCCCTGTACAAGTGAAGCTGATTGTTTATTCTGATGATGTGATTGTTGTTCTTTATGTAAGTAGCAAACTTGTCAAACAGGAATGTTGTACCTTTGAAGAACACTGGTTTCTTAAAAGCATCATCACGCAGAATCACTTCCAGTTCATCATCTGACAGTGGAACTTTCAAGATATACTTGTTTATAAACCTGATGCATTCCCTGGATTCTTCCACACTGAAATCATTGCTTTGCAAGGTCAATATATAGTTAAACAAGGACTGGTTTCTTCCGTCACCTGGTTCAAGGTTCAAGAATTCCATTGTTGTCTTTACTGGAAGCAGCCATTTTGGAAGGTCTTGCGGTTCTTCATTGTCAGCATTGTCATAAAGAATTGTTCTTTCCTTACCATTAAATTTCAATATGGAATATGAGTTCCTTTTACCAAGCTTGATGTCAGCAGTTAGACCGATTGCAAGACTTGCTTTGGTTCGGCATGTTTCAACAGTTGTGTTCTTAAACAGGAAGTGCTTACCCCTTGATGTTTGGTACACTCTGCATTTCAATTGAAGGTCTTTGACTATATTGAACAGTTTTTCACTTTGTTCAAAGTCATCAATATCAATCAAAATGATATCAGTTGCCAATATACCTGCAAATTCGGGAAGTGACTTCACCTGTCTATATGTTTTGAAGTCTGTTCTGTTTTTGAATTTCTCAATGCATTTCTTATCCTTGGTTTCCACATAGCCTTTGAAAAACAAGATTCATCACTTCCTTTCTGTATATAATCGTTTTTCATCACACCACCCCAAAATCAGCAAGCCTTTTCTTTGCAAACTTGATGTACCATTGTTTATCAAGCTTTTCAGGAACTTTCAATCCATTGACCGCATCATTGAAAATGAAGCAGTGTTCAGGTGAATTTGATATCTTTTCAGGCTTCCCAGTCCGAATGCTAATTTTGAACACCCCTGCATCAGAAGGTGCTTTGGATGCAAATACTCTGATGCATTTTTCTTTCAGTATCTTGTTACCATGAACTATGTGCTTGTACTTGTTTGATATTTTTGTCACCATCTGAAATTCTTTCAGGTCATCACATGGAAGGATTGTATCTTCAACTGATATCCCATGCACCATGTAATTGATAAGTGCTTTATTGACAATTGGGAGGTTATAGTCCAGGTCAGAAAGCTTTTTCACATAACCGCCTTTGGACTTGATTTTTCCATCATCACCAACCAGGATGTAATTGTTCACATCCTTTTGGAACACCTTATTGAACAGTTCAAATTCCATCTTCATTCCAGTCAGGCATTCCCATTCATAAACAATGTCATCCATTAGGTCAAAGTCATCAATAGTTTTCAGCTTCACCAAAAGACCATCTGTGTTGCTTTGAACAAGCTGTGCATGTGGTTCAATCATTTCAATTAAAAGCAGCAGCATAAGCTGACCATTCACGCAAACAGCATTGTTCATCATAGGGTCATACAATTTGCTGTTTTTATCTTTAAGCTGACCACTCATGCTGTTATCTGCAATCTTAAAAGGTAACCTTGCTTTTTTGTTTCCTTCGGCTTTATATCGCAGGTTTTCCCTGTGAATCAATTCAAAGTTTTCAGGCTTTGACATGTTCCTGTAACCGAATTTATATTGAATCTGAATAGAAGGGTAGTAGGCAGTAACATCCATGTTAAGCAGCACACCCGATTCAGTATTCTGTTTCTTTGCCCCATGGATACCACCCCAGGCAAAGGTATGGGGAACACCTGCAACTATTGTTTCAAGGCTTTTGCTGTAATCATGATTTTCAGGATTCTTGTACCAGTCAAGCACATATCTGTATTTTTTCAAATGTTCTTGTACACATGGAACAATAGGGAAGTCAAATTCATTGTCATCAAACTTTTTGCCCATACCACCGCATATTTCACACACAAGTTGTGCTTTGGTCTTGCTGTATGAAGTAATGGGAAGATTGAATATTTTTATAAGTTCCCTGGTAGCATCAAATTCTTCGCTTCTTTTCAAGAACACTTCAATGGTCTGTTCTACATCATGTCTGCAATACTTAACTGTTTCATCAAGTTCTTCCTGTGTCAGTTTTCTATCTATATCAAAAGGAACTGAACTTTCCTTGATGTTGTTACCCATGAACCCTTCAAAAGATTTCAGACCTCTATCTGTACCAAGCATCACATCATAATTTATCAGTGGAACTTTGTTCAGTAAGGAAGAAAACTTCCAACCAGGATTCCCTTTTACAATGATGTAATCGCTTATTTTCTTCGGGTCAAATCCGCAAAGGATACCTTTCAGGATGTATTGGTCATAATGCCTTGAGTTGAAGCCAACCCAAATATCATGCATGTTTTCTTTGTATATCCTTTCAAGTGCATCAGGGTCATTGATGATTACATGTTCTTTTTTATTTGTGACATCCAAAATAACCACTAACCAATCATGACTGAACACTTCAAAGTCATAAAACAGCATTTCTTCACATCCTTTCTGTATAGGTTTATTAAATCTTGGTCATACTAATAATGGGGAAGTGTGGGGCAGTGGGTGCTTATAAAATTTAAGCACCCACATACCCTTGCTTAATTATTCAACTTCAAACACATCAGTGATTTCAAAGGTTGCAAAGCCTTTCTTGCCTTCACCGTATTCAAGACCGAATTCAAGCTTCCCATCAATTGCTTCATGAACATCCATCAGAAGCTGTGCATACTGCCTGTATGACTTGAATTCAATGTCAAGACCTGTATCCATAGAACGCAGCAATTCATTGACCTTGTGAATGCAGAAAGCCTGTGTAATAACCTGGTTGTAGAAAATCAAGCTGCCCTTGTGTTCACCATTCAGAACTTTAAACCAAATTGTAACCATGGGGTCATGTGCCTTGGATTCAGTCAGTTCCATTTTGGTCACTGACACTTCATAGCTGCCATATGGAACAGGGGTGAAGTTACCGCCATTCTGTGCCTGTTCCTGAACTTCTCTTGCCAATTCTTCTGTGTTGTACTGCTTATCAAACTTTTCCCAAATGTTTTGTGCCATAATAAATCACCTTAACCTTTCTTAAATTTGATTGTTTATTATTTTTCTGACTTCCTGGACTGACTTTGAAAGCTTGTCCTTTTGAAGTCTTTTCGCCTGGATGATAGTTTCTATTTGATTCACTTCTTCCAAGATATCCTGGAATGCTCTTGTGTTTGATTCCAATGATGCTTCATAAGAACCAAGGTCACTTTTTGTCTTGTCCTGTGCATCTGCAACAGCCTGTTCAAAACCATCAATCAAGTTTTCAAAGTACCTGGAAGCTTCATAACCCATGTACTGTTCAACAAGCCATTTAAAGTCCTTACTGTCAAAGATGGTATAAACTTTGCCATCTTTAAGCTGCATTACCTCTGCCATTATTCGCCCCTTCTTTTCCTGGTTCTTGTGACAGGTTTCTGTTCTTCTTTTGGTTCATCCGCTTTTTCGGGTTCAGAAGTAGCAGGTTCTTCTTTGACATCAGTTTCATTGGTTTCTTCTTTTGGTACTTCGGATTCAGATTCAGATGTCTTTTCCCTTCTCTGTTTGCCTTTTCTTTCAGTAGAAGTGGATGCAACAGGTTCTTCACCATGCATTACTGCAACTGCATTTTTGTTTGCTTCATCATAGACTTCCAGGAAAGCTTCATAATCAAGCGGAATTTCATTTGTGCTGACAACCAATCTGCCACCGCCAAAGATTACTTCATTAGTCTTGAAGGACAAAGTTCTGACATTATCATCAGCAATAACCCTTGCCACAATATCAACCATACCTGCAACTTTATTTGCAACCTTTTCACGCAGATTCGGCTTGATTGCAGTGATTTTGTCACCGCCTTTTTTGGTAATATCCTTGGATGTATCTTCATGGGAAATCAGGATGATATTTTCATAGTCCAGATTCATCAGCCTTTTCAAAGTTGACAGGAATTCTGTCTGAACTTTATCCCATGCCCTGAAGCTGTCATCTGATTCATGGGTAATACCCATTTGGTCATACATGTACAATCTGCAATGTTCATAGCAATCTTCAAGCAGGTCAACAATGATGGTCTTGAAGTCGTTTTCTTTCTTTTCCAATTCTTCAATGACTTCCTTGAATACATCCCAGGCAAATGTTCTTTTCGGTGACATTCTTCCATTGGGTTCAACCTTGTCCTTGATTGCAATATAAGGTGCATCAACAAACTTAATGTTTCCATCAGTGTTCAGCATCAACGGGTCAGGGAACTTGTTTGCAAATGTGGTTTTACCGCTGAAAGGTGCACCATAAATCCAAATAACTTTCTTTTCAATCTTCTGAATGTTTCTTCTTTCATTCTTGGGTAATAACATATAATCCCATCCTTTCTGACAATAGTCTTGATATTCACAATAGTTACATAAGTAACTTTCATTCTTGTTGAACTCTGTTGCTTCAATGCTGTGCTTGGTGTTCAGCAAGAAATTGATAACTTTGTTTGGGTCATATTCGATTTGCACCAGTTCAGGTTCAACACTTTTAACTTCATCAAGAAGCCTTCTTCTGAATTCTGTCAAATCTTCTGTTTTTTTCTTTTTGATGTTTACTTTTGGAATGAATAAGAAGTAAAGGTTTCTGATGTACTTGCCAGGATTGCATTTTTCAAAGAAATATTTATACACATGCAACTGGTCTGACTGTTTATAAGTGCTGATATTGTTGGAATATTTGAAGTCATAGATGTCATATTGATTTGGAACTTCTGAATCATGGAACATTGTCACTGGTGCAAGAAGGTCAATGTATCCAATGAAATCTTCCGTTGAAATCTTAACTTCAAATTTTCCTTTTGGAATCAGCTTCGCTGCCCTTGGAATTAAGTTTTCAAGCTTTATTGCTTCATTGATGTGGTCATCCGTAATCACTGGGTATGACATGAAATATTCATCCAGTGCCTTTGCAACCCCTTTTTCCAATCCTGTATGTAACGCTGTACCAACAATCAGTGGGTTGTCGGCATTATCAGGTGGTAAGGTTAATATTCGGTCACAATAACGCAGCTTGTACTTAAATGGGCATTTTTCAAAGCATTCAATTCTGCTGTGTGAACATTGCATCTTTTCACCCCTTTCACTATGTTTTGGAATTCTTCAAATCCTTTTGGATACAGCACAACACCAATTCCATTTGAACTATTTATTGCTGCTGTATTTTTAAGCTGTAAATCGGATGGTGTTCCTGTATCGCCTTTCAGTTCAGCACTGATGAAGATTCCATTCACACAAAGCAACAGGTCAGGAATACCGCTTTTCTGATAACCGCCACCCCATGTCTTTAAGTACCAACCACATTCAGGAACTTTTTTCTTGTCTTGTGGTGTTCCCGCCGAATAAATACCTTCCGATTCAAGCCATTTCTTGACCTTGGTTTCAAACCGTTTTTCACTGCCCATATGTCATACCTTCCTGAAAATACGAATTGTTTTTCTGTTTTCATCTTTAGAAAACATACATTTTATAGGTTGTGTTTTTGCGAATGACCACCCAAACTGTAAGTTATTATATTTGTTTGGATAACCATGCTCATTTTGCCATTGTAGAAATTCATTAAAGACAAGACCTGTTGCTTTTTCTAAACAGCTTTCAAGTGAAACATCTTTTACAAATTCGATAACTTGTTTATCAAGTTCATTCAAAAGTTGATGTGGTATTGAAGTTGTCATATCTTCTTGAAGAAGTTGTTCTACCATTTCCATGTAATATTGCTTCTTTTCTGTTTCACTTGGAGAACACAATTCTGCAAGCCTTAGATAAGCGGATATTTTATATTCGTTTCTTGTCTTTGACATGTTTCGTTTCCCCCTTTCCTTTGGCATCCTGCTTCACCTTTCTTTCAAACTTGATGCAAGGATATCCCCTGGAACTTTCCACGCAGTATCGCCATTTTCTGCAATCCTTGCATGTGGTTTCTTTAGGTTTCATCCTTGATTTCA